GCCAGAAAGCCGCTGCCCGAGCCGCAAGGTCCGGAGATGCCCGAGATCGACAGCTTCGGCTACGACCCGCGCTACGACTACCAGCCGGAGGTGGTCAAGCGGCTCCGCAAGCACGGCCAGATCATTGCTCAGATCGCCACCGGCGGCGGCAAAAGTCGCATCGCCCGTCTGTGCTTCGCCTCGATCAATCTGCCGACCCTGTTCCTGACCACGCGCGGCATTCTGATGTACCAGATGAAGGATGCGTTCGAGGGCATGGGCATCCCGGTATCGGTGCTGGGCGACGGCCAATTCGGGCATACCTTCGTCGACGAGCAGGGAGTCGAACGGCAAGCGATCAAGAAGATGTGCGTGGGCATGGTCCAGACCCTGATCGCCCGCCTTGAGGAAAAGACCGTCGACGGCGAGCTGGAGAAGATGATGGACGCGCGCATCAAGAAGGAGCTGAAGGACTACAAGGCGTACGAAACGCGGCTGGTGGCACTGGGCGGCCCGGTCGCCACGCGCAAGGCCCAGCTGAAGGCGTTCGAAGCGCAGCAGGAGGCCGAGCGCAAGAAGTTGGTCGGTTCCATGAAGGCTGACGCCGCCGCCAAGGTCTCGGCCCACATGCGCGAGCGCGCGCGAACGATCGCCTTGCTCGAGCGATTCGGCCTCGTCATTCTGGAGGAGGCGCACGAGGCGTCAGGCAACAGCTACTACGAGATCCTGCGCCACTGCAAAAATGCCCACTACCGCCTGGCGCTGACGGCGACGCCGTTCATGAAGGATAACGAAGAATCGAACATGCGGCTGATGGCATGTTCTGGTCCGATCGCCATCAAGGTATCGGAGCAAATGCTGATCGACCGCGGCATCCTGGCCCAGCCGCACTTCAAATTCATTCAGCTCAAGCACAAACCGGAGAAGCTCTTTCGCGGTACGGGCTGGCAGTCAGCATATCGCATGGGGATCGTCGAAAACGAGTACCGCAATGGCCTCATCGTCTCCGAGTGCAGGAAGATGGCTGACCACGGTCTCACATCGATGGTCCTCATTCAGCAGACGCGCCACGGTGAGATCCTGGAGCAGGAAATGCGCGACGTGGGGCTGCGCGTGGAGTTCATCAAGGGTGAAGATGATCAGGAGGGCCGTAAGCGCGCGCTCAAGAAGCTGGCCGGCGGGCTGCTCGATGTCCTGATCGGCACCACGATCCTCGACGTAGGCGTCGACGTGCCGGCGGTGGGTCACGTTTGCTTGGCAGGCGGCGGCAAGGCTGAGGTGGCGCTGCGTCAGCGGATCGGCCGCGGACTGCGCGCCAAGAAGACTGGCCCGAACATCTGCTTCGTCACGGATTTTGCCGATGCCTTCAATGAGCACCTGGCCACGCACGCGGCGCAGCGTCAGGCGATCATTAAGGGCACGCCGGGGTTCGAGCGCTTCGTGTACGAGCACGGGCGCGACTTCGGCCTTCCGGCGTTGGGCTTTCCGCAGATGAGAATTGCAGCCTGAGTCTTCAGGCGCATTACTGGTAGAACGCGGATTCGTTGCCGGCCGCGTCCATCTCCCACACGCAGAGCATTTCGCGGCCCTGCTTGGCGTAGAGGTCCGACAGGATATCCGTAATCTTTTGCGCGAAGATCGCTTCGTTGGCTGCAGTAAGGGAGGTTTTGACTTTGATGTATTCCGCCTCGCAGTTCAGCGAGTTTTGAGCGGAGGTCAGGACGATTTTGTATTCGGTGTTCATAGTAGTTCCCTTTTTAAGTTATGACGACACAGTATTCCCACGATTGAGAACACATAAATGCATCCTTGTTTATCAACCGTGAGGACCACGGCATAGCGCGATAAAACAAGCAGCAACAACACAAACAATTAGTTTCTAGTTAGGCCCAATTGGTATTGAAGTCCAAATGGGTGACAAGACCTGTCAAGGTCTGCCTATAAGCCCTAGTCTTCTAATTAGTTGTGTATTAGCTGGCCACATAAAGGGATCAACCACCAAATTATCAAAAACGCAAGAGAATCTGCCTCTTACTTCTTTTTAAATCCTAGCTGAAAATTCCCTGCCGTGCAACAACTATTTGCTAAAGTGCATCTATGTGCAGAAACCACTGTATGTCTGTACAGTATATCTCCGAGATTACCGACAAGCAAGGTTTAGAAGACTAAACTACTCAACTATTTTATTGCTCCTCTGACACTCGGAACGACTTGCGAATGCGGCGTAATCATGCTAGATTCTTAGTCATTGCTGACTTAATATGATGAACATCATGCTACCAACCCTATTCCTCAATCTCATGATCGTCCTCGCCGTGTGCTTCGTGGTCTATCTGGAGCACAATTCGCTTGCCCTCCTTGCGTTGACGCTCATGCTACCGCTGCCGATCGGCGCAGCGTCGCCACGTTTTCTTGAAACGCCCCATGGCGGCGATGAAGACGACTCCAAGCCGATCGGCTTTACCGCCAACATCAGCTGACCCTTTCCATCTTCCAAAGTGGGACTCTCCAAGTGCTCTTATGAGCGCTTTTTTTTTGCGTGAGTTTTTCACGCGCGCGCCACAATACACTTAGTCATCACTGAGTTATTAAATAATATCATGAGCATCCACACGAAGCGGCGCACCATCGACATCACGCCAGCCGCCCACAAGGCCGTGGCCAAGCTGAATAACCTGCCGGCGGACAAGCTGGCCGCCCTTCTTGACCGGACCGAGCAATGAAGCGCTGGTTCATGAAGCCGGGTCCCGCACCAATCAACGATCTGGTCCACCACGTCGAGTTTGAATTCGACGAGGACTCTGGCAGCGTCGCACGCCGCGCGATTCGGCACGACTGCAACCAGGCATCGCTCTGTCCTTGGAACTTCAGGGACGCGATGAGCTTGGTTGGATCCGGCAATTGGGTTGAGGTGATCAAGGACGAGGAAACGGGCGAGTGGGCCGCACCTGACCAAGCCGAACTGCGGCAATCGCAAAGAAGCGCGCCCACGATCCGGACACGCCGGACACGACGGGGATGGTCTGGTGAGCACCTACGACCAATACCGACAGCTGCGGCGCGAGTGCGGCTACAGCGACGACTTTGGCTACTTGGGCAAAAACGTATGGGAAGGCTGCGAGTCTGACAGTCAAGCGAATATGCTGGAGCAGCTGCGCGTGGTCGCACGGGCGCGCCAGGCCGATCTGGACAAGTACGAAGGGGATCACTGGTGAACATGTTCTAATGCCAACTATCTGGAGGTGTGAAGTGACCTTGCCAGTCGTTGCGATTTCCTAGATATAGCCTCGATGCAATGACGACAGTCCGAAGCGTTTAAGCTAAACTGGTTGCATTGATCGAATTCGAGCAAGGGAGGTGCGAAATGAACACCGTGACTAAGGATATTGATACTCGAGTAGAGCCGTCGCCGGTTTTGACAACGGAAGACCCGCTGGTGCAGGCCCGCGCGCGCCGCCTGGCTGCCCTGAAAGCGGCTGAAGGGCTTTGGAAAGACCGCACCGACATACCGAAAGACGGCGTCAAGGCCCAGGAGCAACTGAGGGCTGAATGGCACTGATCCTATTCGACACCAATATCTTCATTGACATGCTCGGTGGCTGCAAGCAGGCGACCATCGAGCTTTCCAGCTACGATTTCCCCGCCATTAGTGCAGTCACCTATATGGAGCTACGCGCCGGCCAGATGCTCCGCCCGCACGAAAAGCCGATCCTGGACGTGCTGCTCGCCGAGTTCCAGGTGATCCAGATTGACCAGATGGTGATGGAACGCGCAATCGAAATCCGCGGTACGAGCCTAGCTACCGGCCCCAAGGTAAAGCTGCCCGACGCAATCATCGGTGCGACCGCCGCAGCGTACAGAATTCCGATCGTCACGCGCAACCCGAAGGACTTCCAGTGGGAGGGGATCGACGTTCACGTCCCCTATGACTATGACTCGGCCACCGGCGCGGTCACGAACGTGCGCCCGACCTTCACCGCCTTCCAGCCGCGCCCGCCCATCATCCGCATCAAGTAGGCGCGTGGGAGGCAGCTGGTGATAATCTCTATCATTGGCGCGCACCCAAGCAGAGCTTTCATCTGGAAATACTAGACAAGATTCACGCCCGGCTATAGCGGGAGACGCAGCGACTAACCCGACTGATGCCACCAAATTGGCGCTTTTATTCCTCTTGCGCAATATTGTCTAAGAAACTATGATCCTTGCAAGGCAGCAGGTGCTGCAAAGCAGGGACTCTCATGACGAGCAAGCTAAGTGGATTGCTTATCCGTGCGCCACACATCGACCGCATTCTACGCGGTGAAAAAACGTGGGAAATGCGCTCGACCCAAACCACGAGGCGTGGAACTATTGCGCTAATCGAGAGCGGGACAGGAACCGTTGTGGGCTTGGCGGACCTGATCGATTGCTGCGGACCACTGCCGCTTCAAGAGCGCAAGGATGCATCTGGCAAACATGGCCTGTCCGCCATTGACTGGGAAAATCCAGACTATGCGAAATACAGCTTTGCTTGGGTCTTGGATAATGTACGGGCGCTCGAAGTACCAGTTCCATACACGCACAGGAGCGGGGCCGTAATATGGGCAAATCTTGACGAGGCAGTTAGCGAACGCGTTTTCTTGGCGGCGTGCGCAAGACGTCGGCAAGTTGATGAGTATTCGTCAAAAAACATTGACGTGTCATTATCATACTCGCAATCGAGTGCCAAATCTTCGACGAGCGGCAGACATCCCAATTTGACTGATACCTGCGTGCCGTTCGCAAGGGACGGCACCTGCTTTCATTTTGGCTTGGCTGTTGGCGGCGTATTCACAGTCGGAGAGAAGATGGCTGAACAGAAATTTAGCAGCTATGCGGAGGCACTCGCGCACCTGAGGAAAATGAAGGTTGCGAAATGGCGCCGGCCGAACTCAATAACAGGTAAGAGAGGAATAGTTTCAGCGGTCGAATGGCGGGATGGGGGTAGTGCGAGTGACGCAACTTCCCTCCGAACTCAGCGGCCTGCCGACAACAAAAAGTGATATCTGTGACAAAATCCACGTACCTCGCCCTCGTGGGCGCACTCGTCTCGCTCGTTGGCTGCGCGTCGACCCCGTCTGACGTGCGCAGCAGCGCTTATCGGTCGTCGTTCGTCGTCGAGCGAAACTACCAGGCCACGTATCGCTCGCTCCTGGAGCGTCAGCAAGCTTGCGAGCAAGCGAACTTCATCGCGTCTCAGACCCTTGTCGAGGGCCAGCTATACACGGATATCCAGTCGGGCACGATCACCTCGGCAATCCACGTGCCCTTGTACACCCAGACCACGGCGGTCCTGGATATCAAGGCGATGGGCGAAAAGTCCTCGGAGGTAACGCTCACCACCCAGTACGACGTGGTCGCCAAGTATGTGTCCAGACTTCAGAAATGGCTCGCCGGCAGCCGAGAGTGCTCCTGACACCGCGACGTGTGACATCTTAAAGCCACTGCCTCAACAACAGACTGTCGCAGCATAAGACTCACATAATTTTCATGTGAGTTAAACCATGACTGAAACTGTACCATATACAATTGCTAACGAAAATAATATCCATGAAGAAATTCACCTACCTGATTCTCGTGGGCACACTCGTCTCGCTCGTTGGCTGCGCTACGGCGCCGGCCGAGATCCGCACGCCGGCCCGCCAGTACGCTTTCATCGTGCCTGAAGGCTACCAGGCCGTCTACCAGAAAGCCTACGACCGGGCGCGTGCCTGCTACCAGATCAACGCCGTCGGTGCCGACATCACGGTCCAAGGCGACCTGCACGCCGACACGAAAACCGGCGAGATCGTCATGGCCTGGCACAACGGGCTGGGCGGCGACGCACAGCGCGTGATCGACGTTCAGGCTATCGACGCCACGCATACGAAGGTAGTCGGATCGTTCAAGAGCGGCCCGGTCGATCGCCTGGGCGCGGTCCTTCAGCGCTGGTTCACGGAAGACTCCAAGGCTTGCTGATGATCATCCTCGCGACGGGCGTCCACTGTGCTCGTAATTGCCGCAGCCTCGCTGAGGGTGCGCAATCGCAGTATAATACTCACATGATTTTTCATGTGAGATAAATATGACTGATACTGTCCGTTATACGATCGAGGTCGCAACAGATGTGCGTGAGGCGCTTATTGCTGTATCCAAGGAGTTCAAGCTCACCCAAGGTGAGATCATTGATGAGCTGCTAAATCACCTGGATCGAGAGAAAATGATCCCAATATTCATTGCCCGCCGTCAGGCTAAGGTGTCAGCGCGTGAGGACAAGAAGGAAGACAAGAAGAAGCTGACGAATCTGCTCCGCTCCCTGACGCCTGAGCAAATCGCCGAACTGCAGCGGCGAGCGAACGAGAAATAACTCGTTTAGTTCAATCACAATTATGATGCATCGACTTTACTTATTTTCCGCCCTGGCATTCTCTATTTCTGTCGTCTCTCTGGCTCACAGCCAGGAATTGGAAGACGATCAAACGGATGACTCACTCTACGCAGGCGCTAGCATTGATGCTGAGAAATGTTATGACATGAAATGGCTTCGGAGAGAAATGTGGGTAGCAAAGCGCGACGCCGGCATGCTGACAAGATACCCACCTCTCGATGAATACGACAGCGAGTGGACAAGGCGGTATAAACGTGAGGTAGCGAGAACAAAGTTAGAATCTTTGGAAGCGAAGATTCCGGCAGTGAAAGTCGCCTGTCAGGCACATGAGGAGAAGGCCGCGGCAGAAGCAGCGGAAAAAGCGCGGGTAGCAAAACTTCCTAGTGTCCGTATCGGCATGACCGAAAAACAAGTACTTACGAGGACAAGCTGGGGTAAGCCTGATTCTATCAATAGGACGACTACAGCTCAGGGCACTACCGAACAGTGGGTTTACGGCGATGGGCAGTACCTCTATTTCACTAACGGTAAGCTTACTGTAATCCAAAATTAACTCTTAACTATCTAATGAGTCCTATCTATAAGGATAGGCATTCCTAGGCGGTCCAGGAATGCGCGACTGCTCGGAAACGGGCCTAATCACGGCCTCGATCGTCGTGCACGGCGACCTGTTTCATGACATCAAATCTGGCACGATCACGACGTAGCTTCACGGTGCCCTTGGCGTGCAGACCTTGGCGGTCGTGGATCTAAAGTTCATCGACGACCAATCCACGGAAATTATCGCTACATCCAGCTCGGGCAAGCCTGGCGAGTATGCGAACGTGATCCGGAAGTGGCTCGCCGGCAGTAAAGAATGCTCTTGATTAGTGCAGGAGCGCTATAATACTCACATGATTTTTCATGTGGGATAAATCATGACCGAAACCGTTCGCTACACTATTGAGACTACTCCAGATGAGCGTGATGATTTGGCAGTGATTGCCAAGCAATACAAGCTATCCCAAGGTGAAATTATTGGATGCTTGTTAAGACACTTCGATCGCGAAGCAATGGCGCCAGTTTTCACGGCACAACGCGAGGCAAAAGTAGCTGTACGCGAAGACAACAAAAAGATAAAAAAACTGGTCAACTCTCTTCGCTCACTGGACCCTGAGCAGATTGCAGAACTGCACCGCTTGGCTAACGAGAAGTGATACTTATGAAGAAGCCTAATGAACTTTGCTGTCACTTTCGCTCTGCCATTAGCGCATGGGCAATACAGAATTATTTCTTGCCTCGGCATTACAAAACGATAATATTAAATACCAAGTTGACAATCAACCATTTAAGGAAAACTTGCAGTGTTCTATCGAGCAAAAATCGTTTTTATTTCCGCTCTAGTATGTGGCGCCTCACTTCAGGGTTGTGCAACATATACTCCACCTCCCCCACCCACATTCTCCTGGGGCCAATCTATTGATTTTGAAGGACTTTCATTTAGCTTCAAATCTGTAGAAAATAGCACCTATTATAAAAATTGGATCGGTCATGTTACGTACGCAGGCGATAATTTTGTTACCATCGAATTAACTATGGTCAACAGAACGGGTATGCCGTTACCCACACACTTGCAACCAATCTTTCGCTTGATTGACAAATCGGGCGCTGTCTACGAATCAAGTCTTTCCCATACAATTGCGATCAACATGGGCAAACCTGGACGCCCCAGCCCCGGCATGAACATGAACCCCAATATAACTGTTACGCAAGAAATTGTGTTCGAGGCTCCACGACAATCCACATATCAGGTACAAGCTATAATCCCAAACCGCGCCCGCATGGGGTTTGACGGAAGCGTTACTTCATCTGGTCCATACTTCCTTATGGACATCTCATCTCAGCTCTAAAGTACCGTGCGCTCACTTGGTCTCAGATTCAAATGTGCGCAAGAATTTTTACGAACAAGATACATATGAAACGTGAATTTCTGGCAGTAGTGCTGGCCTCCCTTGCTATAAGTGCCAACTGTGCAGACAAATCAACAGTCAAGCGCCAAATGCAGGCGGATTTTATTTCCGATGCGAGAAATACAATAAATCTCTGCAGTCAAAAATACCGTGAATATGTCGAGGTAAAGCGCATGAACCAATACGCCTACGAGCAGGGACTCAGAGCTGACGAAGCAATGGCCCGGCTTGAAACGGCGACTGGGAAAGACACTCGCGACTTGCCTTCGACAAAGCTTGAGAAGACTGTCGAATACCATGTTCTGTGCATGGAGAAGTCAAAGGAACTTTTGCTTCCTCGATCAAAAGGTTTTATTTCTTCGTTCAAGACGGCACGTGAACAGAGCGACGCGAAGACAATGATCGCACAGTGGATGACCGCAATTGACTCCGTTGGCAAGCCCATAGGTCAGAGCGAGGCGGCAAAATTTGAAACGCTCGCGAATGGGTTAGAGATTGATATGCAGTAACGCCGTCGAGCGCTCTTAACTATCTAATGGGTCCTATCTATAAGGATAGGCGTTTTCGGCAGTTCCCGGAAATATAAGGATGGGTTCTCGGAGATCGGAAGTTGAGGAAGGCAGGGCCATCAGCGGGTCGAAATTTTTCTAGGACTTCGACCTTTCGCGCTCGGTCAACCCAAAGCGCGCACGATCAATGCGACATCGACCGCACCGACGACGAGCGCGAACCAGATCACGAGCGCGCTACCCTTGCCCGCGCGCTCTTGCTTGAGGTATTCAGATTGCATGTTTCCCCCTTGTGTGATGCAGCAAGCAAGGGCGGGCGCCCTTGCTCACTCACATGTGACTTATCAAACTTGATTGAGTTCATCTTCGATCTGTTCAGCGGTCGTTACCAATGCTGCAATCTTATCGAACCGCTCACAGAACAGCGATTTACCCTCGTCGGTAAAAGTAAAGTCTGCATTTTTCGTACCCTTCGAGTTATCGCTCAACCCGAGAATGCGCATTGCTTCTTTCGTGCTAGACAGTTGCGTACTGCCCGTACCTGCTGTGTAGTTATTACGCTCGCGCAGCAGTTCGCTAATATCTTCCCCCCATTCGACCTTAACGAGGGTTGCAAACGCTGCTTTGCTTGACAGTTTCCCGTTAAGCATCGCGTTAACCGTCAGCGATGCAGTGTGACGATCTAATGCGCGCATGTCTTTGTTTGCGAGTGCGAAAATCAGTTTGTTAATTTTCTCGATGACTTTTGCTTGCACATAGTTGCTATCGTTCGCACCGTCTTGTTTCGCTTTCCCGATGATGCGAAGTAAGAAAGCGAAGTCGATTTGATCTTTAACCGCTTCGACCGCACGTTCAAACGATGTACGGTGCTTCCCATCGGGCTGATACAGTTCGTTGATCTTCTTAAACTCACTAGCGACGTGTTCGCCCGCGTCTAATAAAGCTTGCACGCGGGTTGTTACCGATGTGCCCAGCTTGTTAATGATCGTCGATGCTTTCATTGCTTTACCCATTTTGTTACTCCCATTAGATAGTTAAGAAATATGCTTTGTTGCCCGGTCAGTACCTGCGCGATCTGAACCACAGTACCGGGCGCGCGGTTATGTAACCTGCGCATCACAGCAAATCGTTTTGTTTGCTGCGATGTGGTTATATTAAAGAGAAAACGACACTGCATCAAGTATTTTTGATGAGTTTTTTACCGGATTCTTTTTTCTGTTTTCTAACGGAACCGTTGACAGACATAAACAGACCTGTTAACCGTGCGGGCGCCCGCCTGCCCGCTCGACGAGGCGAAATCCTGGGTAAATGAAACGCTTAGGCGATAGAGTGGCTTTCCTAGGCATCGCCATGGCGCAGCCGACTGAGCGCATATTCCAAGGCTGAAGAAACCTCCAATACACGTCGCCGAGGCTAACATTCCATGAAACCTCCAATGACTGTCGCCTTGGCTGCCGTTCCGCTATGTCTTGTAGACGTCGCCATAGCTGATCCTAGGCGCATCCTAGGCATAGGTAGAGGCGTCAAGAAAAGGCGTTACACGCGCCCTTTCTTATTGGACGTCACACTATGTATTACACCGAGTATGGTTCCTGTCCGAACATGATGAAGTAGGTCTGTTCAAATGGAATGTCGCGGTTACGCATGTAACGCGGAAACATCCAACGTCCCATGCGGCGCATCTTCTTGCGATAGAAGGCGATCAGGTCTTGGCTCATGACGCTCTCTCCTTTCCGGTCCGTGTTCGCTACCGCAGGCGGCGTACATCATCGTTTCCGCACAGGGCGCTTCGATGAAGTTGCCGAAGTCGTCGGTGATGAACACGAGCGCAGTGCCAAGGGCTGGGCATCGCACAATGTTCGCACCAAGCAAGTGGAGCGGTTCTACGGTCATTGCGAAGGCGCGTAAGGTGATTCCGGTCATGGCGTTCTCGCTGGTTGCTGTGTTGTTGAAAGCATCATCATCGCGACCAGAAGCAGGCATGTGGTTGGACCTGGATGGCTGGGTGAAGTCTTCCTTATGTGGGTGAAAGCGTCCTCACCGGCTGGCCTGGCGCCTGGCCTGACGGCCTCGGCGTGGCCTACGGCCGGTGTAACGCCTGACGGCCTGCATATGGCCTGTGGATGGCCTGCGTACGGCCTGTGGATGGCCTGCGTACGGCCTGTGGATGGCCTCGGCAACGCCTTGGCTTGGCCTGGGAGGGTCAGAGGGCACAGCCTGCGTGCCCTCTTGTTACGCTTGAATCAAGTGCACCCGATGAACTCGTCAGGCGCACCGTACTCGCTGGTCTTGCCCGTACTCCGGGAACTCGGTCAGACGATGTTGGATCAGCTCGACGAACTTCGCGTTGGCGGAGCGCTCAGTGTCGTCTTTCCAAACATACACTTCGATCAGGTCTCCATCGTTCAGTTCGTCACCGTTCTCAGGACCGTAGACCTCCAGCACGGTTTTAACCAAGAGAACGTCGTAATGAGAACCGTCGGAGCAGCAGTCGTAGGAGATGACCTCAAACAATCGCTCAGAAATCACCGCGAACCGGTGGTCTAATAATTCTTGTGCGCTCGCCAACGTCTCTGCGAACCCAGTGTCGTTTTCCCATTCGATTGGATAATAGTAGCGGTCTGCTCGTTTCATCTGCTGCCCTTGATGTGTGGTTGAAAGAGATTGCATCTTCTCAACCACACACCGGCATGTGACCGGACGGCTGAATCCCGCCTAGCCACCTTCTCCCGGCAAATGCCGCTTCCTTGGCTGCTCCTAGTGCCGCGTGCCACCGCCATGGCTCGTCCAAGGCGCGCCGAGGAAGATTCCCTGCCCACGCGAGCGTCAGGCTGTCAAGGCAAGTCCATGGCGCACATATGGAACAAGCCTGCCTTGCGCCTGTACGCGCACACGTGAAACCCCCAATGACTGTCGCAATGGTTGCCGTTCGGAGAAACCTTGGAATCATGTCGCCATGGCTGCCGTTCCTTGGACGGTCCAAGGCAACCATGAAGGCGTAAAGAAAAGGCACCCGAAGGCGCCCTGAAATTATTATTCCAAGCTGGAGATTAGGTTGAACATCATTTCCCGCTGGGTAGTAACTTCATGCAATGCGCGGAGGTATATTTCGCACAGGAATGCACGATCTTCAGTGGCGATCCGCTCAAGAGTTCCTTCAATATGGTCTTTGGCGTCGTCAAGTTCATTCAACCTAGCATCCAGTGATTTATAGTTAGACATGGTTTTCTCCCTATAGACATGTAAGGTGTTTAATAAAAACCCAGAGCATCAGCTCCGCGACCAACGATGTTTTCCCATTGGCTGAATGTAATGTCGCCTATGTTCACCGCATCGGTAGCAGCATTGCAGATCCTTTCGATGAATAAGCTGCTCGGGCGCGCACAGCTCTCAATGGCGTGCATTAAACGGTCTAATTTTGCGTACATGGTCATGACGATCTCTCAGGTTGGTTGCTGCGTCGTGCTGCAGTACCGTCATGATCGCGACCAGAAGCAGGCATGTGGCTGGCCCAACATGGCTGGGTGAAGTCTTCCTTATGTGGGCGAAAGCGCCCTCCTCGGCTGGCCTGGTGCCTGGCCTAGTGGCCTAGGATTTGCCTTGGCCTGGCCTACGGCCGGTGTAACGCCTGATGGCCTGACGGATGGCCGAGGAAAAGCCTAGGCGTGGCCTGGGAGGGAAGGACAACGGGCACCGCCTGGGTGCCCTCGGTCTTACAGTTCGATGGATTTCTCGTCGTAGGTCTCGGCGTCGTCGTTAAAGCGCGAATCGAGGAGCTGCGCTGCTTCATCGGCGACTGCGGTCTGCACGTAGTACGGTTCGGACGGGAGGTCGATTTCGACCGTGTGCAGATCGGCGAAACCGAACTTGACACAGCCCAGGCGCACACCGATCTCGTCGTAGATGGCGATGGTCGCGCTGGTGTCGGCGTCGATGTCAAAGTTTTCGAGCTTTAAGGTTTTCATGGTGTTTGCCCTTTCAATGTGCGTTGTCGATATGTGTATGGTAGAGAGCGCATACCGGCGATAGATCGGCTGGTTCGCACCCGCCTGGGCCATGCGCCTGGTCACGCCGAGGAAGATCCTTCACCCATGCACGCACCAATCCGTCCAAGGCGAGTCCACGGCGCACACCAGGACCAAGCCGCCCTCCCCGCTCACGTGTAAAACCTCGGATACTTCGTCGCCGCAGTTGCCGTTCCGAGGACTGTTTTCCTGTAGGCGTGACGATGTATAAGATGAAGTTCCTATAGGCAGAACGCCGGTCTTATACATTTCCGGGGTATATTTAGGATGTGACCTTATTAGATTGACCGGAATGTGTAAGGTCGGACCGCGAGGTCCAAGGCGCGCTTCTTATACGTGCCGGCTTCCGTCAGGCGGTGTGAAAACTGCCTGACGCGTGGTTTCTCCCTCTGTAGCGCCTGGGAGCTGGGCTGGATGTGGAAGGATGGCCAGGCGAGTGCGTAGATTGATGAGTGCAATACGTCGCCACGCAAACCTTACACGTACGCCGTGTGCGCCTCTCCTCTATGTGACGTGTCTATTCTCCTGTGTATCGACGCCGGTACTCGTAGTTGTTCATCCTGTTGATGTGATGGGCGCGCAGTTCCGTTCTGTGAAAGCCAATCCAAAGCCTTCTCACGAGCTGCATTGTCTTGTTCGGATCGTCTTCCTCAACTGCCTTCTTAACGAGCGGGTCGAGCAGTTTGTCCTGCTGTTTGTACAGTGCGTCGATCTGCCTTTGCAGCTCCATTGCGCGTTGCAGTTCTTCTTCCATGTGTTCTCCGATGTCTTTCCTCTATACGGTTTTGAGGAAATGCGGTTCGTCGTGTTTGTGGGTTTCCTGCTTTACGGTTCACCACGCCTCTGGGTAGCTGCTTGCCTGTGGCCTGTGCTCTCGTATGGGTGCGCCGAGGATGGCCGGGTTTCAGGTACGCTCGTCTTGCCTGATCCTGAGTGCTTGGTGCTGGTTTACCGCGATCACGCAGATGGCATTTATGTAGTCGTTCGGGTGTTGCTGCATCAGGTCCTCCCACTCGTGTCCGGGAAGCCACATGCCGTTGTTTCGCCACACGACGTAGTGGGCCGGCTCGCTCACCACGCCTCCGGGTAGTGACCGCGCAGCATTGCCTTCTCCTGGTTCAAGGTTGCCTGATTGTGCTTGATCGTCTCAGGTTCGATCGGTTGCCAGAAGCTGTCCAGCAGAGCAATCTCCTCCGCCTGGTCAGCATTCAGTGTTGCTTCGAGCACGCAGGCGCCGCCGTACAGTTGGTCTTCGTTGAGGTTCTTTCCGAGCGCGTCCCATTCTTCGCCTTTGCAATGCGACGTGCTGTATCTCCCGTTGGAGTAGCGTTCTCTCCAGACAATGTAGTGTTTTGGCGTTGGCTTCTCCATTCCGCGGCTCCTCTTGGGGATTGCCTCCCCTTTCTATAGATTCTTTACTTCTGTAAAACCGTAACGTTTTAAATACGCTCGACGCTGCCGGCAGTGATAAGTCTTGTCAGCGGTATAATCCCGGTGCGCCAGTAGGTCGCGTTCTTTGTCCATCTGTTCTCGTGAGGCGCCTTCACCCCGCACGGAGCGCCGGTGCATCAAATCCGTTTCAGCAGTTCCTCGTACTCCTTAAGTGCGATAGCGGCGAGTTCGGCGTTCTCGTTGAGGATGTCCGGCTCGTCGCGAATCATCAACCCAGCCGTGGTCATCACGAAGCCGATGTGTTCGATCTTCGTCCGAGCCTTGTTCACCAGCCTAATCAGCTCTGCCGGCATTGGCTGCTCCGCTTCGATTGCGTCGTCGATCGCCAGCTGGTTTTGGTTGGCCCAGTCGACAGCGGGTTTGGTGAAGCTGCGGTACAGCTGGAACTCCAGGTCGTTGATGGGCCGCAGCCTGATACTCAGTTCCGGGGTTCGCATGTCGCTCCTTTTAATTAGGTCAGTCATGACGTATCTTCTCAATTATAGCCAGGCGCGTCACAGGCAATGCATAAGTCGCCTGGGTCAAAACGGGCTTCTGGGGCGTCGGAGTTGCGAGTGTTGCGCGAGTATCAACCGGCTCAATCTGAGCGCGTATGCGTCGATCTGATGCGTTTTCCGATGGGTTCTTGCGGGTTGGTATGCTGTGCTGACATAGCTCATCAGGAGATCAGCATTTGATCAGCACTTATTCCGCATTAAAGGATATGTATGTCATTGAAAATAAAAGGATTTTATTTATAGATATGCATAACTCCTAAATGTAAACAATCCATGGCAAATAGTTTATTTGTTATTACGGTTTTATGGTAAGTTTCCCCTGTCCAAGCTGGACATGTCGATAACAAACCGGAGGTTCAAAATGCGCAAGATCTACCTTGTTGCCTCATTGAGCGCGGTGTTAATGGTCCCCAACTTGCCTGCTACTGCAGATCCCGGCGATTCATGTACCAGAAACGCCGACTGTGATAACGGCGAGCACTGTCGAGATCAGGTTTGTGTTGCAAGAAAAACTAGGCCCGTCGTAGAAAGAGAGGAGACAAATACGTCTTCGACGACGACTCTGCCTTCTCCTCCGCCGCCTCCGAAGTGCCCCGGTTTGGCTAATGGATATACCTTGACATGTCAGCTAAGTAACGGGCAGGTTTACAATTTGTGTGGCATTTATGGTGCCATCCCGACAACCGTTGGATCGCCATGTCATATAGGTATGGCTTGGGGTGTTGCTATACCTCAACAATAAACGTCGTTGTTCGCTTGGATAATTTCCAATGCACGCCAATGCACGAGCATCGCCAGTCGGGCGTGGTAGCCAACGATCGGCCAGGGCTGCTCCTGGTCGCCGGCGAGCACGGCGCTCGCCTCGGTCTCGTCGTCAACGCCGGCCCGACTCATGATGTCCTTAATCGCGACCTGGAGGTTGTCGATCCGGGCGGCCGAGCACAGCATGTCCTCGGTGATCATCTTGGCGATATTCATCATCGCCCCTCAGTCGATGTAGTAATTACCGCAGTATTCGATGACGCCGACGACCTGCTCCTTCGTCAGGGAGGATTGCGTGAACATGATGCGCTTAGCGAAGTCGGTCGAGTAATCGCGCCAGGCGGTCTCGAGGACCGTGCCGTCAATGTCGATCACGAACAGGCGTTCGCGCACCTTGCCGTCTTCGATCCGGGTTTGCACGAAGCCTTTCAGCAGCGGTTTGGATTTGTTCTGCTCGGCGCGAATGGCGAGCAAGGCGCGTGGTGGTCGTGTCATGGTTTCCCTTCTATGCGCTGGGCGCTGTGTCGATATGGTTATTTTCTCAACACGAGACAGGCGATAGAGACAGGCGGACCGGCGCCCTAGAAGCAGCCAAAGTCCGCGTATTCCGTCTGCGTCATCGGCAGTTGTTCAGCGCCAGTCAAGCTCATGGTTTTCTCCTGGTGGGTATTCGACCAGCAGGCGCCGGTATGCCTGCGGGTGCATTCGAATTGTGGTTTCTTCGCGCCGGCCATCCTCATGCTCGAGGATTACCGGCACGTCGATCAGCTCGGGTCGCGAATCCATTGCGCCTGGTACATTGTGTCGCCGACGGTCAGCACGTCCTCGCCGGTCTCCTCCAGCGTGGTGATCCAAGCGCGGTCCGCGGGCGACCAACGCGGGTCGTCAGCGGGCATCGAGCGGACCGCATGCCAGCCCTTAAAGTCGCATTTGCGGTGTTCCGTAATTAAGGTTTTCATCATTCCCTCATTTGTTGTCGATGCGCTCATTGTCGCGTCCAAGCGTAGGCAACACAATGCTCACTGATGACTTATTATCATAAGCGCCAGCCGCGTGCTTCATTGAACTTACCTAACGCCACCTCGCCCACGATCACATCGTTCAGGACAATCGTGTCGTCGCGCAGCATCAGGTTGGCCTTGTGGAAGTCCAGCACGCCCTCGTGGTCGCCGGCGAACAGGGCCAACTCGCCCAACCCCTCACGCATGCGCTCGGACAGATCGTCGCCGGCGGCCAGCTCCTGCAGCGCGCGGTAGCTCGCCACATGGCCCTCGGTCGTGCGCCAGCGGTGCCGCGACCACGTCGCGTCCACGAGGTTGACCAGCACTTCCGCATCCCGCTTCACCTCGCACGGCGAACCACGCAGGATCGGCTGCAGCTTTTCCACCTCGAACAGGTACAGCGCATCGCCACCGCTGGTTTCCCCGATGTCGCGCCAGTCGTTGACCAGACATGGGAAGTGCTCGCCTTGCGGACGCAGATGGCCGGCAGCGTATTCATAGGACACGGGGTCGCAGGTCAGCTTGAGGACCGTGCCGCCATTGTCGTACACGGCGCAGAAGGCGCCGCGACCCAAGCGCGGTAGCCCTACCAATGCTGGATGGTGTAATGCCGCACGCACGCCGGGATCCTTCAGCTTCAGGTAGGTACTCACGCCACGACCCTGCGAATGTCGCCAACGTGAATCCGCATGCAATTCTCGCGACTGTTGATGTCCAGCGTATCGAGATGAAAGGCTTCGCGCACCTTGTCGGCGTCAGCCCGGTCACGCTGGTCTGCTTTCTCCACGTCAGCGTTGCACTCGGCTGTATTCCAGAGGTGGTCACGCTCACCGCGGCCGGCGTCGAACTCGGCCAGGGCCTGCTTAGTGCGCGTGAAATCGCGCTTCTTGATCGACATATCCATGCTCACTCCTCGCCGAGGTTAATGTTCGTGGTGGCGCTCCAAGTACCATCCACGTACAGATTGACGAACATACCAACCGGCAGGGAGTCGGCGGTGATCTCATAGGCTTGCCCGTCGTCCAGCTTCGTTTCGCGCGTCTGCATGCCGATACGCTTGCCCTTGTTGATCTCGTCCAGCGCGCGCAGCGCATCCTTTTCCGACAGATCGACCTCGATCGTTTTCCTTGTCATTTTGTTTTCCCTGTGTGATGGTCGCACATCGCGACAGGGAGATAGTAAGTCATTCGTGATCTATAATCAAGTCATCGATGACTTATCTTCATGGATCCGCTCACATTAGCCAAGGACGCGGCCAGAAGCGATCACAGCTGTCGGAACTCGGGCTGGTGCGCAGATATGCACTCCCCTGATCCAGTCGCTCACAGCATGTTTTAAGGGTTGGACGGTAGACGCATCACGATACCGCTTGCAGCGAACCGACGACCTGAGCCAAGATGACGCTTCTATCAACATTGTGGAGATTACATGGCAAAACCAGTCTATGACGTAGCGCGCGAAGCGCTGGCAACTCTCGAGTTCTTCCAAACGACCTATTCGAGCGGTGAGGAGTTCCAGCGTGTTCACGCACACGTCGTCGGTGTTCTGCGCGCCCAGGCCCAGAACTACAACAGCAACATCGGAGACAAGAAGTTCCTGCTCGGCCTTGCCGACACGCTTGTGGAAGCGAATAAACCAGGCGAATACGTTTCGCGCCAAGGATAAGTCCAGCTAGGGCAAAAGGCGCCCTTCGGGCGCCAAACGATCACCACGCCGCTAAGGGTGCTGCTGCAGGACGATCCTTGCCCACACCGATTGGTGCCACGACGGGCTTCTGCTTGGGCAGCACCGGCATCAAAAAGCCGGGATGAATACGCCACTGACCACGCCCGATCGGATTGCCATACTCGTCGCACTCGTGCGCCAGGTAGTTCTTCGGCCCCTTGCCAGTAATCTTCAAGAGAATGTCACGGTCGTGCTTCTCCGAATAGAAGCTCGCCAGCTTGCCTGGGGCGAAGATGCGGCCGCGCCGCAGCTTAAATTCCTCATCGACCTGCATCTTGAGGCGCACCAGCGCGTCGTCGGGTAAGGCTTTCAGTTTGTCGTTCATGCGGCTTTCCTTTCTTGCGAGGCAGTCGCCTCGTTGTAGATTTTGATGACGATGGCGGGGAACCACTGGTAGCTCGGCTCCGCGCCTTCTTTCCTGCTACTGAGCGTCGGCACCTTGTCCTCGGTAAGACGCTTCGCGATCTTGGAGAACGACAGCCCCTCCTCTTTGAGGGCAACGATCCGATCAGCGACCTCCTTGCGTCGGGCGGCCAGGGTCGCCTTGCGGGACTCGACCATCTTGGCCCGAATGTCCGGGGTGATGACGTTCGTCGTTCGGCTGCGCTCCAAGAGCCGCTGGTAGTTCTCGTCGGAGAGCGGCTTGCCCTTCAAGGCAGCGCGCAGCTTCTCCTTTGTCGCTTCAGTGGTCACGCGCTTACGGCCGGCGGCGCCGATCTTCGCGCGAGTCTCCTCACTGACCACCTTGCCGATCTGCGACTGTGCGATCTTGCGGCGGTGCTCCTCGGTGAAGATCCGACCCTCTGCCCTTGCCTTGCGCAGCGCGTCGGACAGCGCCTTGCGGTGCTCAGGACTCATGGGTGCGCGCGCCTTTGCCTTCGCGCTCATCTTGGCTCGCACCTCCGGCGGGTGCGGGACACCGCAGCGGGAACCAGCGACCGGCGCAGTGTTGTAGCCATAGTCGCCGTTAGTGGCACGACGCTCGTCCATGATCCGCTGCTCCTCGCGCAGCAGATCGTCCACGCTGCACTCGACCAGGATCTTGAAAACGAAGGCGTCCTCGCCATCCAGATTCCAGGCACGCTGCAGGTGTTGGCTGTGGTGCTTGCCGGCCCGCAGGTCGTTGCGGTGGATTCGCCAGCGCAGCGCGATGTTCTGCGAGCTGCCGATGTACTCCTTACCGTCAACCGTGTTCTGAATGGAATAAACGCCGCTTGTCATCGTAGGGTTCCCAAAGAGTAAAACTTGATCTTAGGATGCCGCCGGGGCCGCATCAATAAGTCACCGATGACTGCCTATAGTGAGCGCAAAGCGCCCACCTTTCGGTCCTTACACCAGTCCGAGTTGTGCGTTCACCGCCTGGAGCATGATCGAGTTCGGATTGGGAACCATTTGGCCCTTGGTCTTGATCACCATCCCGAGTTCAGGCAAAGCCATGAACATTTGCGAAGCCTGAGACCGCGCGGTGCCCATGCTGTACGGCTTGGCCAGGAGATCCAGTTGCAGGTTACCCTTGTCGCCGGAAGTCAGCGCGCCATCCTTCGCGAGCACCGTGAACGTGCGGCGCAGCACTTCGTTCAGGCCGTCGGCATCCTTTCCGCTTGCGAGCCAGGTGACCAGCATGGTGATCTTGTCCTTCACCTTGTCGGCGATCGCCTCGCGGTCATTCATACGCTCGACGAAGGCGTCACGCTTGATCTCGTTGGCGACCGAATCCAGGTCGAAGATCAAGTAGTCGTTCGCCTTCGCGCCCAGCTTGGCGATCAAGAGATCACCTGGCTTGTGCGTCACCGAGGTCGGACGCGGTTCCTTCGGTGCCTTCGGCTCTTTCTCTTTCTTTGCCCGCGCTTTCTTCGGCTTCTCCTGGTCGGTCACCGCGGCAGCGTCGGTCTGCGGCGCATCGCCCTCGCCGGCCGCTTCCGGTGCTTCTTGCTCGGCGTACAACTGTTGCTTGGCCTCGATGCGCGCGGCGGCGCTGGCGACATCCTCGAGCAGGTCATCCAGCGGGTCAGCGTCGGCTACTTTCGCGACCGGGTCGTCTGCGGCTGCGGGCGGGACGCTCACTTCTTCGAGCAGGCTGTCGAGCGGATCGGCATCAGCCGCTTCCGCGTTCATCGACGCGACGGTGTCGGCAGCTTGCGCGCTGATGTCATCGATCAGATCGTCGGCTGCGCTGACCACTTCCGGCTCGATGATCTCGCCGGTGGTGTCGCCGATGGTCGGGTCGTTGCCCTCCAGTTCTTCGAGTAGCCCAGCCAGCACGGTGTCTTCCGGGGCCGCGACCACACCGATGTCGACTGCGGTCGTCATGTTGAAAGTAATGTCTTCGATATTCTTCGCCATTTGATGCTCCCTAAAGGTCGGTTTTCGATCAATCGCACGTCGCGATAACCATAGTTTGCAGGTTGGTTTGTGGCGTCGGTAGCTCGTTCGGTAGGACCGATTCACTGTTCCTTGCTGCGTCGATTTCGCAATCTGTGCGTCGTCGATGTATGTACTTTAGGGATCGAGGCCAGGCACGAAAAGCGCGCAACCAGGCAAAGCCAGTTCGGCACCAGGAAGGATGAGCTTCTGCAGGCACCTAATGAACGATAGGCACGTGGCCGGCGCGGCGCATCTATCCGAGGCTGGGCTGCGGTCGAACGAAAAGGCGCCAACAGGGCGCCTTGGTTAGCTTGCGTAGTGCTCTGGAACAAGGACAATGTCGCCCAGTTCCGCAACGATATTTGACAGGATGTGGGTCCAGGCCCGGTCACTCGGTGGCGCTATCGTCATCAAGCTTGGTCTTGCGGATTGTATCCGTCGCAGACCCACAACGCGTATATCCAGTTTCGGTCTTGTCCTGCAGCTTCCGACACGCGGACAGGGATTCGTTCGCTCATACCGGCACCACCACGCCCTGCCGTCGAATCTGGCTGATCCAATTTATTTCTGCACGGTGGTCACTCGGCGTGAACGGGACGGTCAAATTGGTCTTGCCGTCCGGGGAGCGCAGACGCGGGTGCCGCTTATGGCGAATCAGCTCCCACCCCGCCTTGATCAGTGCACGAACGATCCCGTTGATGCGCTCCGAGGTGGAGTAGCGGTCTTTCTTAGCCATGAACGACCTCCGCATTCTTTTGAATCGAGAACTTGAGCGTCGTGATGTCGTAGCTGCGGGCTTCCATCTCCTTCATCAAAGTGCGCCCAGTTTCAGGCAGCGTGACCAGGCTGAAGAAGTACATCAGCATGTTGTTATCGCGCCGGTTTGCGCCGTCGCCGCCGAAACAAAAGACAGCTTCGGGCGGTTCGCCCGGATCAGGGCGGCCGTAAGCAACCTTGAGCTGACCGGGCTTGGCGTGCGGGATATGCCAACGCTTCTTAGCCATGTGCAGCCTCCGCCCTCTGGCACTCAGCGATCATCCAGTCCAGCCAGGCGAGCCGGCCCTGCTTCCAGAGCGAACCACGGCGGCCGGTCATCTGCCAGCTCTCGTACGCCTCGCGGTACTTTGCAGGGTGATAAGCGGCCAGCCAGGTCGAGTAGAAAGAGAGGCCGTTTAGCATCCTCATCACCCAACTGGCGAGTCTGTTCCCAAGCACGACGTTGCGGCGCTTGGCCGCCTTGCCGATTGCGTTGCACAGACAGTTCTCCTTATCCTGTTCCAGCAACTTGCGCGCTGCCTTCAGGATGTCGCTTTCCTTGGCGACCTTCTTCACCATGCTCCTACCCCACTTACATCGTCATCCGCCGGGGCCGACGCAGGTGCATCCGGGTTCGGCGGTGGCGGCGGAACCAGCGCATTACCGACTTCCAGCAGCACGCCTTCGTCGTCGCGCTCGGCTTCCGTCCATTTCAAAAGAAACGCCTCGTAGGCGTTGACCGCTTCTTCCTCGTTACTGAAGAAGGTCGGCGTCGAAGGATCGTGCGCCAACTGGCTGCCCTCCATGTAGTTCCAGACATCGAACCGAAAGACCTTGTAGTAGTCCAGAAACGTGTTCTGTGGGTTCTCGACGCGGCCGATCCACTCGACCACGGCGCGAACCTTGTTGTTGTCGTAGGCGCGCACCTGCATGTATTCCGGGTCGAGACGATAAGCCTCGTACTGCTCCCTGCTGATCCGCGTGCCTTCGCGATCCTGATATAGAGAGAGCTTTTGCCATTAGCTCACCGGTGACCAATCTTTACAGGCGTACCGAATCCAGCGCGTCAAGGTCGGCATCGTTGTCGATCTGGTTGAGCAGGCGCTTCATCGCACGCTGCTTGTTGCGGTCTGGAGCGGTCCAACCGTTGCGCTTGAACGTGCGGGTCACGTCGGTGTTGGCGCTCGGGACGTACGGGAAAGCCGGGTTCGTCAGGAGCATGGCCGGTACTGCTTGCAGTTGTTGCATTTTTCATCCCTTTGGGTGTTTGATTAGTGAAAGTATTATCGCGATCAGGTCGCGGAGTCGGGCGCTTCTAGCAGCATCCGCCGCGCATCTGTCCTACTCGTTGGTGTCGCCGTCGAGCCAGTTGATGATGTGCTCGCGCGTCGTAACGCGAATGTGACCATACGGATCAATTTCCATGCGCAGACCACCGCGCAGATACCAGTCGATCAGCTTGTCCAGGCGCGCCTGCAGCTTCTCGATGCGGTCAGCCGCCTCCAGTTCGATCGATGGCGGGTTGATATTCGGACTAGGCTTGGAGCGCTGCCCCCTGCGTCTTGTATTGGCCGTCACAGGGAATAGCTGCCCCTTGGGTGGCGGCGGGGGCGGGACACCGGAGCGCCGGTCACGGTCAACTTGCCAAACTTATCACCGATCTTCGGGTCCATCATTATCATTATTTAGTCATTAGTGACCTATATTGTAGCGGATCAGAAAAATTGTTCGCAACGTGCTCAGGCGGCAGCGAGCAATGTTGCCTTCACGCTAGTAGGAAGCACGTAGAAGCCCCTGTCGAATCCTTTGAAGAAGCACTCCATCATGATCGCGGTATCGTAGTCGGCAGCGTGCGCTTTGGCGTCGTCATAATCAACACCAAGGGCAAAGCAAAGCTCCTTCAGCTTGGGCGACTTCCCGTCGAACGTCGCCCAGCGTCCGTTCTGCATGGTGCAGAAAGGTTGGATGTTCGGCACCGGCAGGCCCAGGCGCACCAGTTCGCCGGCGATGAACGGGCCGTCGAAGTCCATGTTGTGCGCCACCGCCAGCGGGGCCATCTGCAGCCTGCGCGCTACCTCGGGCGCCACCGCGTCCCACTTCGGACTGCCGACCAGATCGCTGTAGGCGATGCCGTGAACCGCCTGGGCCGCTGCGGCGATTGGACGCTCGGGGTCGATGCGCTGGACGTACTTGTCGACCATCTTGCGGGTGGCGAAGTCGTAGGTGAGGATGGCGACCTCGATGATGCGGTCGCCCTTCGCCTGGTCGACGCCGGTGGTTTCCAAATCCAAGCCATTAAGCAAAAAAGTCATACTCGTTTCTCCTTGACTGCATATTCAGCGATGATGTCGATCATTTCCTTAAACGAATCCTCCGGCACCAACACGTAGCCGTTGCGCAGGTTGAATTGAAATGGCGACAGTAGAAATCCTTTGAACCGTTCCGGGACAGACTTAATCTGTTCCATGGTCAATGCGCAGTAGTCGTTCTTCATGCTGCTCTCCTGTATTAAACCCTTACTCATACGCACAAGTCACAAGTGATTGATGCGCATGGTAAAAGCTCAACCCAGGATTAGCGAGCGACGTTCAGCATCTTGCCGCTGGTGCTTCCGTCGAGAATCACGGTGGCGTTCTTGCTGTCGGCGAAACGAAGCAAAGCCTGGTTGTACTCGTGCTGCAGGAACGCCGGCGTCAGGGTGTTGGCCGTCTTGGCGACCGCTTCGGCATTCTTCTCGGCGACTTGCACCTGCAGCGTGGCGGCTTCCAGTTCCTTGCCCTTGGCGACGACGTTGCGGATCGACTGCTCGACGGTCGGATCGGTACGGACTTGACGTACGACGACACGGGTGATCTGGAACATGCCGGGGTCGGACGCATCGAGGCTTACCTGCAGGGCAGACATGACTTCCGATTCCAAGGTGTTGCGCTGGGTGTGGATGGTCAGGCTGTCGTGCTTGGACACTGCGTCGGCGATCTCGCTGCGGGCCAGCGACTCGATGAACCGGAACTGAGGCGCCCAGACGTGGCTGTCGCCAATCAGGACCGATTGTCCGGTGCGCTTGAGCTGCAGCCGGCGCACAGCGTCGCCGCTGGTGACGCGGTAGTAGACGCTCACATCCAGTTCGGCCAGCGACAGGTTGTCCTTCGCCTTCGGGGTCAGGTTTTCCAGCGTGACCGGCACTTCCTTGAGCGTGTACTCGTCGACGTGGCCGACCACGGCGGTGTACAGGCCCTCGCTCTCGACCTTCTCGGACACGGTGCCGTTGAAATCGGTACGCAGGCCGACGTTGCCGGTCTCGATTCGACCGTAGCAGCCGGTCAGGCCCATTGCGGTTGCGGCGAAAGCCAGGATGGTGAGGAACTTCTTCATGGGGTGGATCCCTTCAGGTTGTTGTTAAACGGTGTGGTCGAACGCGAAGATCAGGATGAAGGTGAAAGTCGTCAGCGCAAATGCGCCGGCGCCCATCGCGATCCACTTCATAATCTCCTTGATGCGTTCCTTGTTGAAAAACGGTGTGCAGCTGGCGCCCCAGATGAGGATCAGGAACATCGCAAACAGCACAGTAAGCAGGGACGTGACGCGAGCAAGCGCCATATCGTTTTCTTCCGTTGATAAATCACTGATGACTTAATCATACCGTCACTCGTGTGGATGCGCAACGGTATGTTCAAGCTTATTCGTCGAGCCGGTGCAGATCGAAGGGCCAAGTGCGGGCCTGTGCCTGGGGCTTGGGCTGCGGCACTGGCTGCGGCTTCTTGCTCCAGTCGATCTTGTCGTGGTTATGACGGTAGGCGTCGCCGTTCTCGTGACGGCGATCACTGCCCTTACCGCCATCGCTCGGGCGGGCCATCACGCTGCAGCTGCCTGGGCGTCGTTGGCCGCCGGCGCTTCGGACTTCTTCGCCTTGCGCGACTTGCGAACGATCAGCGCGTTGGCGATGTACGCCTGCAGCAGCTCGGCGTGCTCCGCCAGGAACTTCGCCAGGCTTTCCAGGGCGATCGCCGGACGGCCGTCGATGCTGGACAGGCCCGGTGCGTCGTTGGTCAGGCCGTTGACGAACTTTTCCATCGCCGGCGCCAGCTTGAGCTTGCGGTCGTGGGCCTCGCATGCGCGGGCGGTGTCGTGAAGAGAGCCGTCTTTGGCTTGGTGTTTCGTGACTTTCATGATGTACTCCTAGTCGTGGTTGGTGATAAGTGACGGCGTCTTGCCGTGATTATTCCGGCTTAGCTTCGATCTTGACGACGATGTCGTTGCCTTGTTGGTCGGTCGAATTCAGCAAAGCCATGTTGTCGCCAGATGCGATTCCGACGAAACCGTACGCCTGCTGCAGACGTTGGGCTGCGTACTTTTTAATGTCTTCCAATACAGTGTTGTTCACGCCCTTCTCCTTAAATGAGTAGTAGTAAATCTGTAAATCCGTAATGCCTTACTGCATCGTGCAGCCGTAGTTCTCGCCGCGCTTCACGAAGGCGAAAGTGCCGGTGATCTGCCCGTTGACCAGGCGCGGGATCATCTCCGACATCTCCTTCAAGAACACAGTGACGCTGGTGCCGTCGGCGCGTTTGAACAAGAAGTACGCCGCGCTACGGCCCCGGCTGAACGTGTCGTAAGTCAGCGTGTCCTCGAAGGGCTTGTTGTCGCGCCATTCCGGCTGCTTCCAGCTCTCCGGGTAGTGCATCTGGTTGCCGTTCTTGTCGAACGGGATTTGGTAGTCGCCGACCTTCTTAGCCATTTGCCACCTCATCAATCAGCTGGAGGCGGTTCACGTCGACGAGCTTGGCCCAGAAGCGGTTCGACCGGTTGCCGATCTTGACGCTGAACGTCACACTGTCATACGGCGCATTGCCTTGTCGGATGTAGTAGCGGCGCACGGTCAGTTCGATGCCGGCAGGCAGCGTCACCGGCTTGCTCAGGCGCTCGTTGTACATGCCACGCGCGTCGGTCGGCTTGTCCAGCTTGAGCGGGCGCCACGTGCCGTCGTTGCGGTATTCGGCGAACAGGTCGAACGTCCAGTCGGCGGCCAGGACCAGCGCGGTGCCGAGCGGCGGGATGAACAGGCTTTTCATTCGGTATTGCTCCCTTGTTTTGCGCTGTGAAAGTCACCGCTGACTTACATATTATAGCCCGATTTACGCGGGGAACATCAGGACTTATGCATCAGAAAGAACCCCATCCTGCTGCCTCGCGCTGAGCTTGAATCTGTGCCTGGGTTTGGTGCCCAGCGCGCCGCATTGACACCGGAACGCCCGCCCTCGCGACGCTTTGCCTCGACCGGTACGCACCGCTTCTGGATGTGCTTCGCTTGGTTTGCGTCCCGGTCTTTTGGCCGAGCACGATTGTCAGATCAAGCGTTTGGCAAGACGAACTTTCGACAATGCGGTGCAGTCAAATGGGCCTAACAACACGAAGGAGGTGGACTATGGCTCGCTCAATTCGCATTCTTTATAGAGATGTACCGGACGGATTTCGTCCGAATTTCAATTGGGATGCTATCCATTTGGACACGCCAGTCATCATTACTGCGGTCGAATTTAAGCCTCAGGTGGGTGGCGTTCCCGGTTCAAAAACCGCTGGACGCCCGTGGCGTGGGGACGCGAACAACGTGTACGTCTCAAATGTTGGACCGCATAACCCGGAAGGTGAAACAGGAGGCGTCGAGTTCTGCCTCCACACCAACTGGGGCAATCCTATAAACGTCATTGTGACCATTACGGCGCTTGATGATATTGAGGATTTCATTCAATAGCGTAAGCCGAAAGGTTGCGACGTAAATCCGACAGCCTAAGCGGGAAGGTAGGTGCGAGGTTAGGGCAGTTGGTATGCGCTCTCCTGTTATTTTCCCGCTACCTTGAGCAGCTCCTTGCGCAATGCCTTCTTCGCCGAGACGAAGTCAGGCTCGTTGATGATGATCTTGGTGGCGTACATGAGTCCCTTGAGGAACCCGCTCCGCTTTTTCGTCGGCGCCGGCGGGTTCACCTTCGGCACTGCCGACGAATACGACGCCATGCGCATGACCAGCTGCTGGCGGCCGGACTTGCCCGAACGGGTGTCGCCGGCCCGGTAGATCGCCCCCTTGTTCTCCAGCGACGCGAACCGCGCCGTGACCGACGAGTAGGACAGCTCCGGGTACGTGCCCCGGACCTCGTCCGATATGCAGCCCGTTGCACCAGCCGCCTCGATCACGTCCAGCACGCGCTGCTCCAGGTCGGTCAGGTCCAGCGATCGATGCGCCGCGGTTGATGTGGCAGGTTTCATGCCCTCTCCTACAGCTCGGCGTACCCGCCCGCGATCAGGCGCGTCGCCATGCTGTCCATCGCGTCGCTCGCCTGCTTGGCCAGGACGTACTCTTTCACCTCCTGCTTGATGCGCTTGCCGGCCCGGTAGATGTCGACCAGGAAGGAATCAGCGCCCAGCTTGCGAGTCAGGACCACGACAGTGCCGTCGGCGCCGTACAGCGCGCGCTTATCGACCAGGAGGGTCTTGTTGTTGTCGACAAAGGCGCTGCCGGCCGAGACCAGATCCACGACGCCCGCGTCGACCAGGCCCGCGGTCACCATGAACAGCGTGTCCAGGCCCGCGGAGAACTGCGGTATCGTCAGCTTGCCGCTGTCCAGCCCGTTGTAGAGAAATTCAGCGGCCTCGAACGACTTGCGGTCGAGTTCGTTCTTGAGGATTGGGATCGCGCTCAAGGTTGGCTCCCGGCTTCACTGGTGGGAGTGCATGCCTGCTCCATCGCCACGTTCCAAAGCCGCCTGTCGGCTTTCGTCATCACCGCCAGCAATTCGCGCTTTTCCTGAAGGTAGGTTTTGGCAAACTTGGGATCGTGTCGCACGATGCTGGACGTGTTACTGATCAGATCCGCACACTTGATGGTTTGAATCCACGCCGGCGCTTCGGATAGCCGTGCGCGCGACGCGGCTTTACGCTCGGCGCGGTTGCCGACCTCGAGGTCGGACAGCAGCATGACTCCATTCGCGACCAGGGCGCCAAACTGTGCGAACAGCTCGTCCTTGGTAACACCCCGATCCTCGACGCAGTCGTGCAGCCAGCATACGGCCATGAACTCGTTCGGGCGGACCAGAGGGGCGCTCCAGCCGACGGACATAGCGATGCCGGCGACCTCGGCCAAGTGGTCCGTGTACGGGTTTCCGGTGTACTTGCGTACATGCCCGTCATGCACGCGGCGAGCGAAGGCCATCGCATCAAATGCCAAATCATTCATTCTTGTTTTCTCCCTTGCGCACTCGTGCATCATAGATAAGTCACAGATTACATAATATCATCATGGCTTACAAGTCAGTAATGACTTAGCCTGACACTATTCCTAGTGGATGAATCCACCCGTTGCCAGATAGGCACCGACCTGTTCGTGGGCGACGCGCTCCGCCTTGCCAACGGCGTTTTCCAGCGCTGCGACGCGTTCGTCCATGTCGATCATGGAACGCCGGATGTAGTAGTGGGCGCACTTGGTCCGTTCGTCCATCACCAAACCGAGGCAGAGCGACGAGATGTGTTCGATGTGAGCCTTGCTCGTTCCGGCCTTGCCTAGTGCTTTCACCAACGGAATACCAGGCTGAACCAAGATCACGGTAGAGAAATACCTGTTCAGTACGTCGAAGCAATCCAATATGTATTTTTCAAGTCTAGGCTCAAGCGACGGCGAAACATTGTCATTAAGGCATTCCGACAGCGTGTATGCCATAAGATCGATTGGCGTTCGATCAGTTATTGATCCAAAAGGAGCTGCAGCATAGGCGGCAGCAAACTCTTTAAGAATCTCTCCCTGAATGGCGAGTCTTATGTCGAAACCGTACGTTTTGGCCGGATCGAGTCCAGCTCTTTTGAAAACAGAACTTGCGGACGTTTCGACAAATTGAACCCCATGCTTGTCGGCGTAAGCCTTCGCAAGGGTTGTTTTCCCGCACCTTTGCGGCCCGAACAGCCCTATCATGATTTCTCCAAGAAGTTAGATCGGCGATTTCCTCGTTTGGGCTTCACCGTGAGTGCTGCCTCGAGAGGAAGTCCGGATACGAGCCTGCTACGAAGTGTTGCTGGATTAATGTCGAACTCGTCAGCAAGCTGTTGGAGCGTTTTATGTGCGCCGTTGTGGTGAACAAACATATTGTCACGCCTATTATTATTTTGCTCTTTGGGCGTCGCCCAGCGGCAGTTTCCGGGTTCATAGTTGCCGTCGTTGTTTGGATAACGATCGAGCGTCTTACCTTCAGGCCGTTCGCCCATGTCAGCAAGGAAGTTCTCGAATTTCAGCCAGCGTTCGCAAACTCGAATGCCGCGCCCGCCGTAGTTCTTGTACGCCTTGCATTTTTCGTTTGTACAACGCTTTATCATTCCCGACCAAATCCGATACTCTGCGGTTTGGATTCTTCCCTTGGTGCATCCATGCGTTTCCGCATTTGGCGCCAATCTCGCCCTGCCTCTTGCCATCTCAGCGGCGAGGCAGCCGCAGGATTGAGATTTCCCTTTACGCAATGGGTTGCCGCGAATAAGTCCGACCGCTCCGCAGTCACAGAGGCATTTCCAGATAGATTGCCCGTCTTTGTCGGGCTGGTCGGCCTTTTCCACAACAAGCCATCGACCAAACCTTTGTCCAGTGAGGTCGATGAGCTTCATTACACAGCTGCCTTTTCCAGCACTGCGCGTTCCGCAATCAGGTCGCGTGTCACGGCGTTTTCGGACGAAAACTTGTTCGGGAACCGGACTTTCAGCTTACCAATGTTCTTGGCGCGTTCTTCGTCCAGGTTCAGCCCAGCGGCATCAATGCCGATGGCCTGATACCAGGAGATGTCGCCACCGATCTCCTCGCCGAAGTTCACCTTGTCGATGATGCCGGTCTCGTACTGCGCCTTGACCGCTTCCAACAACTCGCCGGATTCGGTGAAGCAACCCAGCGCGGCGTGGTTCAGGCGCACGTTCAGCTTGTCCAGCTGGAAGTCACGCACCGCTTCCGGCAGCTCGCGGGTCATGGCAGCCAGATCGGCCGGGTCCGTGCGGTTGTTGAAGTCTACGCCCTGCTCCAGCGATGCGCCCAGGAACTGCGACAGCCCGTACATTGTGCGCAGATTTTCGAGGCAGACGTCGTTGTCGATCAGCACGTCCCTTTCCGGGGTCGGGTAGTACAGGCGGCGCTTGAACTGGTCGGCCAGCTTGGCAGCGGCGATAGCGATTTCCAGCACGGCGTGGTAGGCGACTTCGTTGACGTTCAGCTGGGTCGGCACGCTTTCGGTGCGGGTGGCGTTGGTGATGTAGGTGTTCGAATCCATGGTGAGTCCTGTTGAGTTGGTGACGGGTTTGCCGCACCGTCAGGTGCGGCGTTGTGGGTTAAGTTAACTGGCTCGTGCGTTAGTTGCAAAACTCCTATTAGCCGTTGACCACGCGCAGCGGTGCGGCATCGTCGCTACCTTCGTCAGCAGCCGAGCCGGTGGTGTCCAGCAACGCCTGAATGCAGCCGGCGACGGTGCGTGCGGTAGCGGCTTCGGTCAGGGCCGCCTGCTGGGCGGCAGCCGCCTGTTCAGCTTCGATGCGACGCTGCTCGGCTTCTTCGCTGTGAACGCGCTCGACTTCCTGCAGATCGGTCAGGGTTTGCCGGAACGACGCCAGAACGGTTTCGGTATTTTTCTTGGCAAAGAACATTGTTTTCTCCTTCAGGTAGATCAGTGTTGTAGATGTCGTGCTCGACAAGTTCGCGGTGCTGGCGCCAGCCGAAGAAGTTCTTCGACGATTGGGTGGCCAACGGCAGCGGGTAAGCCTGGTGCTCGACCGGCGAAGCGTGCAGCGGGCGGCCACCGACCAGATCGGTGTAGAGCTTGATGTCCTTCTCGATCGATGGCTCGCTGCCGTCGTGGTTCAGGTAGGACACGCGAGCGCAGCGGGCCGCCGACAGCTTGGCCAGGAACCGCGGCTGGTCGTGGTACTGGTCGCGCTCGGCGTCCGTCACGTAAGGCAGGTGCCACGCTGCAGCGATTTGGCGATCGCGCGGGCGCAGGACCGGTTCGGAGTCGGAGAGCGCGCGCTGCATTTGCAAAGCGAGTTCGTGGATCTCGGGCTGGGCATCCGGATGGGCACGCAGTTCGTTCCAGTTGGCGAACTCGGTGGCGGTCACGATGACGCTGATGTGCAGGAACGGCTCCAGGATGCGGTTGGTGACCTGCTTGTGGACGCCGATCTCAGCCATCGCCTCTGCCTGGTTCGCTGCGACTTCGGCCGCCAGCATCCAGCGGGCTTTGGCGCGGAACAGTTCTTCGCCGGTCAGCTCGAGGCGGGCCTGCATACCAGCCTGATTCTTGCCCCAGTGGATCGGCATGGCGGGCGCGGTGCGCACCTCCGCGATCATCTTGGCGACCGGGATCGCACGGCTGCTGCTGGCGTTGCGGCTGAAAACGCGGTGTGTCATCAACTCTGCGTGGATGAAGCGCGGGTAGCGCAGCTGGTATGTGGCGAGTGGCTTGCCGTGATGGGCAACGCTATGCTCGACAACTTTTGCGGTAATGCTCATTTCTGTGTTTGTGGAAAAACTTATTTACGGATCAGCGGCGACCGAAGCTGCGGCTGGACGAGAACGAACTGGTGCTGCGCGCCGAGCTGTAGCTGCCGTACAACGAGCGGGTCGGCGTCGACGGCTTGGCGGCGTTGTATGCGGCGGCGTACGAGGTCGGCGCGTTGCCGAAGCGGCTGGTTGGTGCCGGGATCGGCTTTGCGATCGGCGCGGCGACCGGCGCCGGATGGTTGTTCTGGACGATCACGGTCTTATTGACGACGGTCTTGTTCACGGTCGTCCGGTTGTACTCGCCGCCGTGATAGCCCGCGGCCGGTGCCGGTGCGCTGGTGCTACGACCGAGCATGTAGCCGAGTGCGCCACCCATCAGCATGTCGCTGGCGCCCGAATGGTGTTCTTGCACGACCACCGGTGCCGGTGCTGCCATGACTGCGGGCGCCTGCTGCACGACCTGCGGCTGCTGATACTGCGTGGTGTAGGCGGGCTGATGGTTGTCGTAGCAGCCTGCAAGGCTCGCCATCAGCGCCACTGCCAAGAGGGTCTTCTTCATGGTTTCCCTTGTTGAGTGAATGATGAATCTTAGAAAACAGAGACCGGCGCTTTAAGCGACTTCCGGTGCTCCAGTCAGCAACTCCTGCATCGCGACCACTGCGCGCCTGGCGCGCTTGCCGTCGTCTTGGCCCTGATGTGCGTAGAACAGCAGCGCCGACAGAACCGCCATCGCGGCGCCCTGCTCCTCCAGGTGATTCAAGCCTTCGACGCCACCCTGCGCCAGCAGCGTCAGGGCGTTCGCCTTGATAGCCGGACCTTCAGGTTCGCGTACATCACGCGCGCCGTTGCCAGGTGCAGCAGAACGGCCGGCGCCCGATGGAGCCGGCGCTTTAGTGCGCGCCGCGAACAGATCAATGACATTTCCCACTTCCTTAACTCCTTCGATTGCGGGAGCATGTAGCCCCCGCTTGCTTATATTATAGCTCAGTTATGACTTACTTTTCAGGGTTCAAAAGTCGTCAAAAGTCAGTGCTCCACCAGTCTGGTAATCGGTCGGCTTCCCCTCGAAGAAGTTCGTCTCGACGCCATTGATGGCACTGATCTTCTCAACCCACGGTGTAGGGTTGGCCACGCCAGGGTACAGCGGCGCCCAGCCCAGACGGTCGGTGCGCTTGTTCGCAAGCCACTTGATGCGGTTCTCAACGATGGTATCGGTCGCGCCCAGAACGCCCCCACTGATGATGTGCTTGCCCCATGCGGTTTCCAGCTCGACCGCAGCGCTCACCATCGCGCGCGCTTTGAAATAGAACTCGGGCGTGAAAATCTCCGGCCGCTCGATCTTCAGGCAGTGGTACATGTCGATGAAGAAGTCCAGGTGGGCCTCCTCGTCGCGGTTGATGTACTTGATCTGGTCCGCAGACTTCAGCATCTTGCCGTTCTTGGCCAGGAGGTAGAAGCCGAAGAAGCCGCTGTAGAAGTAGATGCCTTCCAGGCAAATGTTGCCGACGATCGCCAGGGCGAACTTCTCGGGCGTGAAACCGCCCCGCAGCTCGTCATTCTGTGCCAGGATCAGCTTGTTCTTGGCTGCCAGCACCGGGTCGCTCTCGTACATGCCGTAGATTTCCAGCGGGTTCGCGGAGACTGCCTCGGCCATCAGGGAATACGCGGTGACGTGGTTCGCTTCCTCGTACGCCTGGCGCGAGATCGCCATCGAGGCTTCCGGACTGGTGATGTACGCGCCGATGTTTGTGATCAGGTTGGCGAACTGGAAGCCGTCCAGGTTGGACACGAAGGCCAAGGCTTTGTCGTACACTCGGCGCTCACCCGGCTCCAGGCGGTTGCGGTAGCACGCCACGTCGTCGCCCATCGCAATGGACTCCGGATACCAGTCGTTGCGTCGAAATTTCTTGAATGCGTCCATCGCCCACTTATGCTTGAGCGGCGAAATGCACATGACCCTATCTTCTGGTCCCTGGATAAGACGACGGTTGTTGACCTTGTCGATCAGGGAATTGCTCATTTGGTGCTTCCTTTCAGATGTTCGATTGCCGCTTCCGACGGCATCTTCTTGGTGTGGATCAGGTAGTGCAGTGCCTTGTACTTCACGCCGGCGGTGCGAGCCGCTTCCGCGATGGTCACGCGCTTGCCGTCGACTTCGACGTGGACGTTCTTGCGGGTGTTATTCGCCTGCTCGACCGGATTCGACCACCGACAATTACCTGGCTGGTAGCCTTTGTCGTTCTCGATGCGGTCGATGGAAGCGGCCTTCGGGCGTACACCCATGTCCTCAATGAAGTTCTTTACGTCATGCCAGCGTTCGCACACTGTAATGCCGCGACCGCCATACTCCGGGTAGTCTTCCGAGTTCGGGTTGTAGCAGCGAGTCATCATGCGGCGCCAGGTCTGATAGGACGAGTGGTAGTACATGCCGTGCTTGGTCAAAGATTTCTTGCCCTTGTCGGCGTTGTAGCACCCGCAAGATTTGGTGGTCCCAGAAGTCAGGGAGGTGCAGCGAAGTTCAATCACGTTGCCGCAATCGCACTTGCAGCGCCACCTGGCGTGCTTACCAACCTCATGCGGCGCCTCGCCAATTACTACGAGGCGTTCGAAGCGTTGACCGGTCAAGTCCAATTTCTTCATCGTTTGTCCTATATTGAGGGAATTTCACTTCCCTCAATATAGGTGTCACCGCTTACTTACTATAAAGGCTCTCAGGTGCAAGATTCGCAATCAGGATTATCGAGCGAGCACAGCTTATTGGACGTATCCTCGTCGGCCGACTCCGGCACCGGTGCCGCGACAGGCATCTCCTCCTTCTTCACCGCGCTTTGTCCGCGCAGGTAGTAGGTGGTTTTCAGCTTGCGGCGCCAGGCGCGCAGGTAGATTTCGGACAAGTCCTTGCCCTTGATACCAAACGGCACGAAGATGTTCAGCGACTGGGCCTGGTCGAGCCAGAACTGGCGCACGCTGCCGGCGTCGATCATCCAGAACGGATGGATTTCGAACGACTCCTTGCACAGCTCCGGACGCCCGTAACGTAGGCACGGATCGACCACGATGAAGGAGCCGGACTGGTTCTTCTTCGTGTACTCGCGCTGGAAGATCGGCTCGATGGTCGGGGTGGTGCCGACGATGTTGCTGATCGTCGCGGTCGGCGCGATCGCCATC